CACTGATCCTGGATATTCATCGGCTCTCACCAATTCCCAACCAGATCTTATTTTACCGGACATATTCTTTGTATCATCAAAGCCTTGTGTCTCAGCACGTATCCACCTATGTCTATAACCGTCTGGCGCAGGTGGTGCATCCAGAGAAGATGGGGGAGCCCAAACTTTAGGTTTTTCTTGTTGAACCCTAGTTTCGCTCACGCGGGAAGTTTTAACAGTAGTATCTGTTTCTTTTTTAGTCATATGCTTATACCTCCTTCGCGGCTAATTGTTTCGCATACTCTTCGAGTGGCACACCTAATCTTTTAGAAATTGCTACCTGTGATGGTGTGAGTTTCACAGTTTTTCTGCGTCCCTTAGTGGCCGGACGACGGGCACTGGCTACATTCTGCGTTGGTGCAGATGTTGTAGGTTCCTCTACATTACCAAATTTATGTGGAAATGCAAGTCTTATTCTTTTGTCTACCTCAGCATAGTATTCTTTGGTTGTAGGATCAAATCCTTCATCCTCTACTAATTTTTGATGTATATCAAAAGCAGTGTAAGTCATGGCGTTATCAGTACCAAACCAAGTGTTTTTTGCAGACCAGTCTTGCGCTTGTGGGTCAATTTCTTGAGCTGCTTGATATAATTCTTGGGTTGTGGGCATTCCTTGCACCATTTGATTTGTAGCTACCGGTTGTTCAGGTTCGGTTTTTGCTCTTGCCATTCTTTGTTCTTGAGTGGCTTTAATATTACCTAATCTAGCTTCTTCCATAGATAATTGTGCAATTGCTCTTTGTGCATCAACCTGTCCATCAATATCGTTACTATCAATAGCTTCTTTATACTTAGCTTTAGCTGCTGCCATACCAGTAACAATTTTTTGTTCAAGTTCACTAGAATGTCTTTTGTCTAATGATTCATAACCTTGTTTTAATTTGTTAGCTTGTTCATTAATAGCTTGCGCATATTGAATAGCTTCTTCTTTTTGTCTTTCCGCTTCACGCATTTTACGTGTAAGTTTTGCTATTCTTTTTTGTACACCTTCTGAGTATTCGCCAAGTTCATCTTTGCTTGCTTTAACATCAGCTTGCTCGTCAGGTTTTGCAGTTGCTTCTTCGCTAGTGGTTTGTTCAACTTCTACTTGTTCTTCTTCTAGTGATTGTTCTGGTGTTGGTGCATCAAGATCAATCTCTGTTTCTTGTTCGTTGTCTTCGCCAACGTCAACTATTTTTTCTTCGTCTTGCATAGTATATCCTCCTATGATTTACATTGCGTGTAAGATATCTTCCGGATTATCAATCGTTCCT